CTACAGACCTTATTATCATAACAACCATAATTACGGTAATTATCAGTTTAGATACTCTGACAATAGAGGAACTAGAGGAACTGGTGGAACTAGTAATAACAACAATAACAATAATAATAATAATAACAATAACAACAAGCCTGTCGTTAAACCAGTACCTAATATGCCTAAGAGTCAAGGTGGTACTGTAAAAGACCCAGGTAGAAAATAATTAATCATGGAAAGTGCATACACTCAACAAGGATGTGGACCACAAAAATTAGGGTCATCATTTAAAAAGAAAATGAAATGCTGGAAAGGTTACAAAGCCGTAGGTAAAAAGAAATCACCTAGTGGTAAAAAAACCAAAGGAGGTAAGGCTAAGATGGTTAACAATTGTGTTAAAATTAAAAAGTAATGTTTGAACTACCGGAATCAGCTTTTTTAAAAAAGAAAGGTAAGATAAGGAAAACCACTAAGGGTAAGGGAAGAAATTTCAGAACTAAGGAGGAAGGAGCAGGAATGACTGCTAAAGGAGTTAAAGCATATAGAAAGAAAAACCCTGGTAGTAAATTAAAAACTGCAGTCACAGGTAAGGTTAAACCAGGTAGTAAAGCGGCTGGAAGAAGAAAATCGTTCTGCGCTAGATCAAAAGGTTGGACAGGTGAAAGAGGTAAAGCTGCTAGACGCAGATGGAAATGTTAATATGAAGTTTTTTGATTTAAACAATAACGGTAAATACGATTGGTGGGAATATATCTTACCTATTTTATTGTTATTATGTGTAGAAATTATAGCTGAACTTGTAGCTAAATCTTTGATACCTTAGATTTTTTAGGTGCAGCTTTTATAAGCTTCTCACCCTTCATCCAGCCATCATATTTTATTATACTAGAATTTGTGTCACTAATTAAGTGCCACTTAACTTCTCCTCTTCTTTCTAAGAAAGAAACATACTGTTGTTCCATATCTTTATCATGAGCTGACTTATCCATAACATAACATGGTAAATGCCAACTATGAGGATCAGCCATACTTAAAGTACCTCTCTTGTCTCTTAGACCTGGTATGTGTACTGTCTTTGCAAAAAAGTCGAAGCCTATAAGATCAATAGATTTATAGGTTTTTATTTTGTTTATAAACCAAAGTAATGTTATAAAACCAGCACTTGGTCTCAAGTCTTGTTTGAATAAGTTTTTACCAAACATACTCATAACCTCAACTAATTCTTCATCTGAATACATCTCTGTATAACTAGGAAAATTCTCTGGCAATCTATTCTCTAAGATCCAGTCTTTTAAACGAAAGTTTCCTCTACATCTATTTAAAAGAATCTTAGTATTTTTAAACTTACCCTTCTTAAACTTAGTTTTAGCAGTATTAAAGCACGGTGCTCTAAATTGACCCGTTGCCCATATATCACATTTAGTTCCTATTGACTCTTCTTGTTCGGTTGTTGCTAATAAAGCTCTACCAAACCTAACAACAATATCGTAGGAATCTATAGTCTTACCAAGCTTATGCTTCATAATTTCTACAGAATTACCTACGAATACTATTCTTTTATTTTTTACAGCTCGCTGTATACTTTCCACCATTCTTCAGATAATTCAGAATCTTTATATTCATCAAACCAAGGTCCACCTTCTGTGTAGTGTATAGCCCTTGCATTGTTTTTAGTTATTTTGTCTATACCTACTAGCATATTATATCTTTTAGGTAACTCACCTATAGCTTTTTCATTTAAAAACTTAAACTCATGTAGTTGAGATGGTGATGCATTGTCTAAATATTCTTTTGATAGTTTGTTTTTTAATTTGTTACAGTTAAATAACATTAAGCTAGACCAATTCTTTTTAGGATATGATTTATTAACTATGCCGTCCATTTTATTTGACTTAGCTTCATAGTCTTCATGTTTAACTACAGATATAGCGCTTTCATTCATGTATCTACTTATCTCTTGAGGATTTACCCTCCATAAGAAATCATTATCACAAAAAATAGCGTATCCGTTATAGTTCATTAAAAGAGGTACATAAAATCTTGTAAAAGAAAATTCAGTTGATTCTCCTTCTACATCTTCTCTTTCATAAATACCATTTTTCTTTAACACTGACTTATCTAAATAAGTTATCTTAGCTTCTGGCCAATACTTTAATATTGAAGCCCTGCATACTTTACTTGCTTGAGGGTACTTTGAATCGTGCCCTATAAAAATTCTAATACTTCCTGGTTTTTTATTCATTGTTTACTTTTTTACCTGATGTTTTTCTAGTTATGTCGTCATGATTAAACTCTGCCCAATACAGTTCAAATGCAACTCCATCTTCTTTACCTTCAAACTGATGATACTTACCTGGTTTTACCATTGTAAAATCTCCAGGTTTTAATATTGTCTCATCTACAAGACCTTGATCGTCTTGCCAGACTCTTATTATCATCTCTCCAGACTCTACAAAAAAACCGTTCCATTTAAATTTATGCTCATGTTCTGAGCACTTATATCCTTTATTAAATTCTATTCGGTGAAACTCTAGTACTCCGTTTTTGTGTACCATTTCGGTTGCACCCCATACTTTTCCTGCTTTCATTTTTTCTGATTGTGTTTGAAGTAAGGTCTCTTCCAACCATTAGATGTCATTGGAAACCTTCTATTTATTATTACTTGTTTTTTTGGTTTTTCTAATACATCTACCATATTAAGCCATTTCTCTCTTCTATTATCCTTATCACTTGATATAACAAACTTATCTAAGCTTTGTTTTGGTTTGTTAGTAAAATGTATACTACAAAGTATTCTAGGCCCAATAGTTTCTACCTTATGAAACTGATATTGAGGTATGTATAGCAAATCGCCTTCATCTAGTATAAACTCGTCTAGTATTTCTTTAGGTTTATTAGGAATAAACTCTTTATATATAGTCCATTTAACCTTACCATATTGGTGAAACAAAAAGTTCTCTGTTTGATCTGCGTGAGCAGGAAAGCTTTTAGATCCAGCTTTAGGTGAAACATAAACATTGACTTGGCCTTGTTTAAAGTATTTCTCAAACTCAAACAACATATCTAACAACTGCTTGTTTTCATACTCCGCAAAAGGTATAACAAAAGATTTACCTTTAGTCCAAAGATCGTGTATTCCTTTTCTAGTAAAAAACTTTTGTTTTATTTTACCAGACTTAACCTTGTCTAAACACCATCTGTTATCTTCATCATCAAAATCTAATATTTGAAGATGCTTAATATTTGGGTATCTATTTATATACTTTGTTAAATGACCCCAGTTAAATAAGTTTTTATACTTATTTCTTCTAATTACTAAGTGTTTTTTGTTCCAATACTCTTTAAAGAAAAGACTAACTGGTATAGGATCTAATATGTCTTTTATTGTTATTTGTTTTTCCATTATCCGTCACAGCTTACACAGTTTTCAGACGTAGCTTCTTTAGCTATGTCACCTCTAAGAACAGACTCTGTTCTCATATAGTATAGGGTTTTAATACCTTTTTTCCAAGCATCTAAATGAACCTTGTTTATAAACTTAGGTTCTGCTTCTGATGGAAATGCTAAATTTAAACTAACAGCTTGATCTATATATTGTTGTCTTATTCCTGCTTGGTTAATTAGTTCTAGCTGATTGATTTCTTTGAAAGTTCTGAAGACTTCTTTGAGCGGTATGTCGTGATCGCCCAATGTAATTTTCTCTAATGCTTTTACGTCCTGCACCGAGCCCCCGTCCTTTAAGATCTGGTCCCATATTTTTTTATTATTTAAATTGTTTTCTTCTAATACTTTTTCAAGAGTTGGGTTTTTACGTATGAACGTACCTTTTGCGCTTTGGTCTGTAAAGACATTAGCAGCCCAAGGCTCAATTCCAGGACTAATATTCCCAGATAACTTACTGTTGCTAACAGTAGGAGCAATAGCTCTAAGATGAGTGTTCCTAAATCCTGTGCCAACGCACCATAATGGTTCACCATAAGCTTCTGCCAACGCCATGCTAGCCCTTTCCGATTCGATTTTAATTTGCGAAAATATTCTTCTTGTTTCATATTGTGATAATAATCCTTCGAAAGGTAAACCTTTCTGTTGTAAATAAGTATGCCATCCAACTACACCTAAACCTAATGCTCTACCTTTTTCAGCAGATCTTACAGAGTTTTCAAAACCTCTTCTGTTTTTAGCTTTTTGTATAAACTCTTCTAATACACCATCTAAAAACCATATACTATCATATATTAAATTACTGTTCTTCCACTCGTGATACTTAGATAAGTTTAAACTAGATAAACAACATATAAAGCTATGATTTTCATCTGTGTGTAAAGTTATTTCACTACAGATATTAGTCATGTGTACTTTTAATGCATTGTCTTTATAAGCAGAAGGGTTATTTTTATTAACATTACCCTTAAACATTATATAAGGTTCTCCTGTAGCTTTACGCTTTTGTAACAACTTACCCCATTTACGTCTAGCAACTTTATCTCCATCTCTAAGCTTTCTCATAAACTTATCACCTACAACTGCACATTGATGTAGATTAAGTGATTGACGGTTTACATCACCCTTAGGTTCTCTTATTTCAACCCAGTCTTCAAAGTCTTCATGTTCAATGTTTAGATTTACAGATGCTGCTCCTCTTCTAACTGATCCTTGATTTGTAGCTAAAATAGTAGAATCATATATTTTACAAAAAGGTACAACACCATCTGATGTGCCGTTACCTGTTATGTTTGATCCTGCTGGTCTTATTTGGTTTATACCAATACCAACTCCGCCTCCGTGTTTAGCTAGCAACATCATTTCTAAATTCTTTTGGCCAATGTCTATTATACTATCTGCGACATCAATACCAAAACAACTTATTGGCATACCTCTATCAGTACCAGTGTTACTAAGAACAGGACTAGCAAGACAAAGCCAACCTTTCCAAATGTAATCAAAAAAGACTTCCTCCATTTCTTTCTTCTGTAATCTAGTCGCAACTGTTTTAGCAACTCTTCTGTACGCTTGTCTTGGTGTTTCATCTTCTAATAAATATCCTCCTTGTATTGTTTTCTTGTATACGTCAGACTCAGCCCAACTTGGGTAGTCTACACCTT